ATGCTAGTCATGCACAAGCTGGATTAAGTGGCGACAGCTGGTTCAAAATTGAACGAATGTTCGAATCGGATGCGGCGGCATAATGGCATACTCTACACCTACGAGATTCAGTCACGGAGATCAAACAATCTCTGCGGCAAATATGAACATTTTTTCTGATGACCTTACCATACTGAATGCAATTTTAGTTGGGGAAAATTGGGCCGTAAAGGGAGGTGAGTCTGGGACAACGTTCAGTTTTATAAATCTTTGGCGTTATTTGTGGTTCCAAGCTCTTTCTTCTGGAACAGTAGTACTTTCCGATCCCTCCGGTGTGGGCTCTAATGTTACGTTGGGAAGTGACGATACACAAATGTCTGTTTACGATCTGTCTTCTATTTCATGGCTTACTTCCGGTCAGGTCTATGAAGTCACTGGCGCAAAATACGCCGTTGAGGATAGTACAGGCTAATGGCAAAAAACGAACTTGATCGTATTATCGATACCCCAGAAACTGCTGATGCTACTCGTTCAAGTATGTATACTTCTGGAAGTAGTTCAAGTACAGCTGCTCTAAACAACCACACGCATTCAGCAGTTGCAGGTGATGGAGGAAATTCTCTCACAGCTACGACAACGACGTGGAATTTTCTTTTAGATGCTGTTACCACTGCTACTATCCAAGCTGCATTGGATCAGTTAGATAGCTACGGAATGTTTGTTAAAACAACTGTTTCAAGTGGTGCGACTCTAACAGTTCCAGATGGATACCAGCAACTTGTGTTTGGCCCGTATACAATTGACGGCGACGTAGTTTTGAATGGAGACTTAATCATCTTATGAGCGGAACAGTCGTTCTTACTAAAACTGATACCCCCACAGCGCCTGGAAGTGGCCAAGTCGCTTTAAGTTTCCCCGCAACAGAAGTAGATCAATTACGGTGGGTAGATCTTGCGGGATCAACAAACACAATTTCAGGAAGCGCAACGTTACAAAACGTTTGTGTATTTGAAGGGTCTGTTGTAACCTCAGGAGGAGAAGTTGTATGGCAGAGTTAAATACAGTTGCAATAGCACTATTATCATCCACCACCGGTGTGGATATGAAGACACCGGCAAATACCACACTTTATACAGTTCCACCTGGTAAAGTGCTTTACTTACAAGCAGTTGTTGTTCGTGATCCATCAGCATCATTAGCGGGTGGAACTAGTTACTCGTTTACGAACTTTCTACAAACGGTAGACCTTTCTAGTCTTACAACGCCAGGTACTGACTACGTTGTTCTAGGCGGAAATAATGCTAAGTATACAGAAACAGCTGCTGGCACTGCCATTGAAATTACAGTAACGACTGGATCAACAGCTGCTTGTACTGCAACGGTCGATGTTTTTGGGTACCTGGTTTAAAGATATGCGAACATTGCTTTCTGCGCATCTTATCCCGCTTCACTGGGGACCTGAAGATGCTTACCAACTAAGTCGCATCAAGCCCCGCAGTGTGAAGTGTGTCAATCAGCTTGATGGACGAATGCATGAATTGCAAACACTTTCACCTAACAGCGTGTTCGTTTATCGGGATCATCCGAAGAGCGAGGAACACGACTCAATGTTTCATGATCCTCGAGGAACCGGAATACGTCATGCAAATGATTGGGCTGAAAAATTCAGTCGTTGGAACCATTCTGCCCCAGACGTACAGAAAATCGTTCTTGGTATTAACGAGCCGCATGTTTGGGATCCTGGCGGTGTTGAAATTACCACCCTTTATACGGTAGCGTTTTTAGACAGGCTTACCGAACATGGTATTCGAGGAGGCGCATTAAACTTTTCTGTCGGTTGGCCTGCTAATACAGGTAAAGATACTCCGCCGAATTGGGAACCGTATGAACCAGTAAGAGACGCCATTCTAAGAGGTAATCATGTTTTATTTGTACATGAATACTGGCCGCACGAGGGACCTGGATTTCGGTGGAGTTGGCTAGCTGGTCGAGTATTGCAATGTCCGTGGAACGTTCCGATTATCGTGGGTGAATGTGGCATGGAGGAACGAGTCAAGCCTGTGAACTTACCGCCAGAAAAGTGGGGTTGGCAGGGTTGGCTTTCGCAAGGAGAATATCTTTCCCAGTTGCTTGAATACGAGTCAGCAATGGCGACTGATCCGCGTGTTCACTCGTTACAAGTCTTTACATGGGACTTTTCCAATCCTTATGGATCATTGGACATTCGCCCGCTCTTAGACAAGCTTCCAGCAAATAGTAGTTGGGACAACGCACTCGTTACACCTGTGAAACCCCCACGGCCAGATCCAGATTTCGAAGAACGTTTGCTAGCCGCGGGTGAGAAAGCTTTAGCAATTCAATTCAATCCCGATGCTGCGTTACAAAAGGAAATCTCTGCTGACCGGTTTTCGCCAAATAGTAATGTATTTCCATTCGACGATTTTGTAGCTCAACGAGCTGAAGACTTGAAAGATGGTAGAGTACGAGTCTACTACGTTTCGCCCCAGAACTGGGGAGACGTGCGTTGGGTACAACGAAAATAGTCCAACGTTACTGCGGGGGCGCATCCGGGATGCAGCGAGACTCATGACTTCGCTTAGGCAGGTTCGACTCCTGCCCCCGCTACCATCTCGAGATTCACAATGTTCCCACAGCTGCATGCAAATCTGAAAACTCTGGAAGATCGTATTAAGGAGCTAGACAGCCAGTTTCTAGATGGGATCTATGACGCAGAAACTGTAGAAGAATTCGTTCAGCTTACTGAACAAGTTCGAGAATTGCGACAGCTACTAACTCTGGCTGACAGTTTGATTGTTTCTGGGTGGTCAGATCGCCAGCGATTGATATTTGCACTTCTTGCATTGGCTTTGTCAATTGCTACATTTTGGATGACATAATGCTAACAACTATAGTTGCACTGGGTGTCGTTATTGTTGGAATTGGCATCTCCATTGAGATGTTCAACAGAGGTCGGCAACAGTTCGCAGGACTTCTCAGCAGCTGGGCTGTCTACTTACTGTTGATTGAAGTTTGGCAAGTTCAGATTTGGAAGATCGCCCTACTAATTTTGCTCTTACTTGTCGAAGGAATTGTCCTATGGCAATTTACACGAGGGAAGAATGGACACCGATTTTGAATTCCGTCTGCTGATTGTTGCTGGATCACAAACAGACATTTCTGCTTCGCATGAGTTTCTTACGCTGAGTCGCTTAGTACGAACTCAGATCGTGTCTGGGGTTGTGACTTATGACATGCTTTTTAATACTTGCCTACGAGACGGCCCTTTTGACGGTCTTTACATTTTGGGCGAAAATCAATTAGCAACTCCAAAAGCTAGTGATCGGATAATGCTTTCAGACACTACTTATCTAGAGCAACATCAAATCGCTGGTTTAGTACAAGCTTCTCCACACCTGCGTCTTTTGTTCTTAAACGCATGTGACACTGCCCGTGTGGGTACTTATGTAATTCAGAATACTGATTTAGAAGCTGTTATCTATACAACAGAAATAATTCTAGATAAATCAGCTTGGGAGGTTCCCGAGCGATTTTTTAGGGCAGTTGTTACGCAAGGACGTTCTGGAAAAGTTGTGGATTTTAGAGCGGCTTATATTGAAGCAATTTCACCTCAACGAAATGGAGAGTACTCGATTATTACATTGAAGCCGATACTTGTAGAGATTGATTTCCTCGGAGAATTTAGAAGTATCAAAGCCCTACTGGCACAAATTCGCCAGGACATTCTGGAAGAGATCGCACCGATTGACATTCCCCATTCCGGCCATTGGTTGGCCGCTATTGGAATTTATAGTGCAACTATTATCGCTTTTGTACTTATGGTAATTGCACTGGCAAGAATGCTGCTGATAATTCCCTGATGGATATTACACTGTTAGAAATGATTTTCAGTCTAATTCGTTGGTTTACGTTTCATGTGATTACTGCAATCATTGGGATTGCCATTGTTCGTCATTGGATAGACCATCATTGGGCATTGGGAATCTTCATTATTATGGTGATCAACTTGATCGACTTCAATGTTGGAAACATACTAGGAATTCAAGCAGATGTCGGCATTAGATTCTTCTTAACTTCTTTGTCTACGCTTGTTTCTGTTGTATATACCATAGATCTTTTGGGGTATGCAATTACGCACTTTGTATACGACCAAAAACAAGCCGAAGTTAAAACTACCTGGTTTAAGCAACTTTACAAAATTCTTATTCAGTTATGGGAGAAACTTTATGCAATTTGATACTCTTTCGACTTTTCTTCAATGGCTCACTGTAAGTGGTGGAGGCGGAATGGCCTTAGCCTATTTTCTTGAGCGCCAAACGTCATTTGGAAAATTGCCGAGCAAAGTAAAGTTTTGGACTGTTCTTCTGATTTGCCTCCTAGTTCCGGTAGGGGCAGATTTTGCGCAAGGCCAAACTGATCCAAACTCTTTGTTCCTTGCAGCTCAAGCTGGCGTTCTTGCATTTGCAGCCAGTCAATGGGCTCATAATGGAGAAAAAACATATCACACTATGAACTAAGGTTACATCATTATCCGTACTTGAGTTCGTATTCCATTGCAACTACTCTAGGACTTTCTGACTCTGTTTCATCCATACAGTAGTCATAGATTTGAATAGCATCATGGGTTTCATCAAACTCATCTCCCCACCACATTCGTAGTAATTTTTCAACTCTGCCCGCAAGAATCTGTCGCTGTTCTTTTGTCATACTAACACGTCCCCGTGTGAGATTCGACCCAAATAGAACAAAAGCCTTTTTGAGGTCGTTGAAGAATCCAGTAGTTTTCAGGATAGTACAAACACGTGTTCCAACCATCTAGTAAACATTCTTGCGCATGTTTATCCATAAGGGCAGTAACATATTCACGATCTGTGCCACATGCGACAGTTGTTTTATCACCTTCTGTGATTTGCTCATAAAGAACAAAATACTGTTCTGGTAACTTAACAATTTCTAAGACGTCAAGCAATGCTACGCACAGGGTATGTGCAACAACTTCTGGTGACTTTGTTGTCAAGTTATTGGCGCCAGTTAAAAGAAGCATGAAGTTTAGTGCTTCTGGAGGGATGTTTGGAAGTATTTGAAGTGTTTCGTTTATAAGTCGCCAAATAGCATTTAGGTCCGTAGACCATGCGGGGCAGAGACGGCCGCAAAACAAGCGCTGACTTCCATCTTCAGTGCGGCCTAAAATTATGGTGTTACCGTCTTCACCACAACTACCTGCCTTCAGCTTAACAAGAAAGGGCCTAAAACCAGATCCAGTGTCAACTGACATGCGATCCATACGCAAAATTTTTTGCGCAATACGAGTCTCTAACGCATCATTACTCATTGTCTCTGTCATGCTCACTCCTTTGTAGTCGATGAAGGGTTGCTTGCGTTTCAGCTACGTCATCGGCATATGAACCGGCGCAGAGAATTGCCATCATTATAAGACCGAAAAACACTCCTCCCATGAATAATAAAATAAGACCCATTGTTTCAAACCCTTTCAGTACGTTATTCAAAGAACTCGCGGTAAACAGCTAGTGCTACTCGGCTACGAAACGCTAAGTCTTCTTTCTTAAGAGCATCGGGAAATCCTGTGCTCTGGTTTAGATGTAGCATTTTAGCAAGCTCCCAAGCATTACGGTAGACAAGCTCGAATTTTCGAAGCTGCTTCTTAGCTACTTGCCGTGCACGCTTCTTGATAATGCGTTTGTATCGGTTCCCAGTTTTTTCTTCGTTACTCCCACTCTTCGCAGCAATTCCATATGCTTGCATCATTTTTCCTCCTGTGTGGATAAGAGGAGAACCCATTGCTGGATTCTCCCCCCACAAACTACTTTCGTTTTCAGGTACGCTCCTTGTGTCGACGAGAACGACCTTTCCCCTTAACAAATCCCACACCTTTGCGAACATCAAGTTCACCGTCAGCGTGCATCTCTCGAACTGTGTCGATAATATCGAATGCAAATTCAAGAGATTCCTCATCAGAAACAATCCCCTGGTTAAAAAGTGTCGAAGGCAGTACTGGCTGACCCTTGCTAAGAGTTTTTCGGATTTGCCGTTCAACGTCAGTAATTCGTGGTCCCTTTAGAGGGTTTCCAAAGCTATGCATAATACGCTCCATTGGTACGATCGAATCGATTTCGATCTCTATCTATATTATACGCTTTTTTCCAACCAAAATCAATACGGAAAATCACGTAGACATCGGACTCATCAGGTTAATCGCAACGTAGGAAAGTTTTTCTGCTAGTTCAATACCCACTTCGCCAAGCTCGCCTCGCGAAGAACCTAAGAATACTAGTACTACGACCGGAATACCAAGTACAGTCGCTATGTTTTCTACGACAGAGAAGTTTGAGTTACGTCTCCCCCTTTCTAACAACGATATGTACGAAACCGAGAGATGTACTAAGTCAGCTAATTCAGATTGATCTAAACCTTTCTGAGTATGACAAAACTTAATTGCTTTTCCTATGTTCATACCTTAGGACCAAACTTTCTGCGGATTCGATCAAACTCTTTTGGAAGGGTTTCAAACAAATCCACACGGGTTTGGATGTTTGCTACGATGTACAAAGCAATAAGATTTTTGGTATACTTGGGCGAGAGTGTTTTAGCAACTCGACGACAGAGTTCGGTTGTAGGTGTTGGAATTGCTGTAACTCTAGCTGTCTGTAGAACACATACTTCGACAGAAGACAAAAGCATAAATGCGCATTGAGTCAGCTCTGTTTCAACTGAATGCTCTTTCGGTGTGTTACGGCGAAACTTTGTTTTGCGACGTAACTCAGCATCTAACGCTTCGGCTATTTCTGTGAAAGCAAATTCCAGGCAAGTTGTTCGATCCGGGATAGGAAAATAGGTTTGGGATTCTCGACGAAAATCCCAAACCATCCTATGTAACTGTGAGATGTCTACACGCAATGTTGAAGTCATGAGGTACTGCCAACTCCACACCCCGTGATTCGCGATAGGCGATTACATGGAATTGGAATGATCATGAAAATACTTGGCAGTGAAATCTCGTTCCAAGAAATCCAACTAGCACCTGCGCGTATTACGTTTCGAACAATGTATGACCAAGCAAAGCCCAACGACTGCCCCCACTTCGGGAAGAAGTTTGTTCGCCAGCGCCAGCCTCTCCAGATGGAAATAAACCAACGATTGCCGCACTCGGCGATTCTCATTGCAACGAATACATCTCCTGTTCGCAAATTACCCCAAACGTAGGCATTCGGATTGTTCAGCATTCGTTGTGTATATTGATTCAGGATGTGATGAGGTAATTCGTTACACGTAGGCCCTGTTAGCGGTGCAGCATAGCTTTGTGCGGGAAGCAAACTTAACACAAGCGTTATGAGCAATAGCATCAGAAACCGTCTTGGCTCAAACCAAGAGCACTTTGGGCCGGAAAAAAACATTCCTCCTTTCGGGGGCGCAAATTCTTGTTGGTTCAAACTCTTCTGCAGGGCATCGAATACTTCGTTACGGTTATTCATAGTTATCTTGCAATCTCCCAATCGTACCTCAATAACCAAGTTACGCTACCTTCCGTTCCGTCCGGGTCCATTGTTACTTTGAACATTCCCGTTCCAACAAGAAACACTTTGGCCCAGATGTCATGATCTGTGCTGGGTGTTGGAGCCAGGCCTTTCAAAGTTCTTCGCTGGTTTTCCGCAACTACTCTTTGTTGCGTAATCTTGAATTGGCCAAGTTCTCGCCCAGTTAATCGCCGTGTGGAAGCCATTGTTCTATCGCTCCTTTAGCTACTTTCGAAAACAGGTTATTTATCGGCAGTAGTCTCTCCTTCCGGATGGCGATCATCAAATGACTTCATCCAATCGGTTAGAATTGCTGTTGCTTGTCGTTTACCCAATTCGTTAAACATTTCTAGCATGAAAGGAACAGCGCCAAACATGTTAGTTGCTCCTGTTTCACGCAAGGAATCCAAAAAGACAAAGTACTTTTCATTGTTACTGTGTTCCATAACTCTTCTCCTTAGTAAGTGGAAGTTGTATCCCAATCGGCATAGATATCTTTGATTATTGATAGAAGTATACAGGCATTAAGCGTGGGCCACTGTGTTTTGAGATGTCTCAAAGCCGCTACAGGTGTTTCTTGTTTGAAGAATTCCTGGTCGATTTTGAATAGCATTGTTTGCGGTGGCCCAGACAAAGCCAAAATCTCAACAACTGTAGCCACATGCAAAATATCCAATTGCGTCTCAGAAAGGGAAAATTCGTTCAAAGCCCACAAGCTCAAACTACCCGGTTCTTTGTAGCTGTTTGGGAACAAATCTCGTTCCTCTGCAATACGACGAATTAAGTTGCCTATTCGTATGTTCTTACCACTGCCAGGTTTTCGAATCCATCCCAAGCTACGCAGCTCTTTGAAAAACTTTACCGCTCTTGGACGAGACCAAATTGGATCCGAAACAGAAGGCTCTACTCTAACACACCCATTGGGAAGAGAACGAAAAGAGCATTCTGCTTTTGTTTTCGGATCAAACAAAGTCTGCCACTCTCCGTACTTAATCCTTGGTTCTGAGTTCATGCGTATTTTCCTTTGCCCTAGTTGGGAAGCGTCGTGGTTGATGATCGCAGTCTACTTAACTTCTGGTATTGCTCGAGAAGCCAATCTGTTCCTTCTGCCTGTTCTCGTAGAAACTCGTTCTCTGCTTGTAAGACAGCATACGCTTCCATTAGTGAAATGTACTTGGTATGCAATCTTCGATAGGCATCTTGATTCGTAACCAATTTTGACCTCCTGGTAGTAAAGAATAACTCCATATCTATATTATAGCGGAATTACGGAGGTAAAATCAATACGTAATTTCAAGTAGACTTTTGTTGCAATAACACATCAATCTGCCGCTGTGGATGTGTTTCATGCACAAGCAACCTGTTGGCAAGGACAGATTCACTATTGGCCACAGTTCTGAGCCTATTAGAATCATCATTAGACCAGAAACGGCAAAACACGATTTTTTCCCATGTGCTAGTAACAAAGCCAAATTCTACGTCGGGATGGTTTATGTCCCCACAGGCGTGCGCTGGAACGTAAGCAATTTGTGTGCCAGGAGAAAAGGTCATTTGACTTCAGCCTCAGGTTCAGTATCTTGAGCTAGAAGCCAGGTTACTATAATTTTGAATGTCTCAGTGGCAGACAACTCAGGAAATTGTTCTCGTAACTGCGGACGCGCACTAAACATATCTGCACCCGAACTACGCAGTTTGTTGAGAAATTCTTCATGTTCCGGTAAAAGTTCCATCAGAGTCTTCTCCTTGTTGGTTGAAAATAGCTTCTTCTAAACGTACGATTCTTTCTAACACAGCAACTAAGTCAGTTGCCTGGGCAAATTTCCGGTTTTCCACAGGGGAGAGGTCTGGGGAAGGAGAAATTTTGGGCAGATGATTTCCGCAATACCAAACTCCTTGATGGAAAATAATCCCCATTTCACCACATGCGCAATTGCAGTTGTTCATCATTACTCCTCAATCTTCTAAATCTGTCAGCAAGGTATCGAGTTTTTGTAATGAGGCAAAAATTCTTTTCGCTGTATGTGTGGCGCATTGTACAGATCAACAGTCTCTAGCAGATTCTACTGCAAAAGATCAAATTTCTCCGTACAAATGCCGAAACATTCTTCGGCGAAGTTGACTTTTGCATCTGTTCTTTAGTAGAACGTTCTACTGCAACAGCAAAATCCGTCTGTAGCATTGCATGCGTACTGAGAGTTGCGCATCCTCAAAAGTTTCTTCAACAAACCGAATCTTCTTCAGCACTTCTTTTGGTCTCCTAGCACTTAGAAAAGTAACTTTGGTAGTCGTTTCTGTCTCGAACCCTTCAAACACTCTACAACGGTTACGTTAATGGGACGACGTGGTTGTTTCCACTGTTCAAACCAAACTTCCCACTGTACGTCCAACACCCAGCCACGAGAAATTAGGTTTGCTCTATCGTGGTCAGTTGCAACATCTACAACCAAATACGGACCCCATATTCGTTTATGGATACGTACGCACACTTTTCGTCCCATATCCACAGGGCGGAGCATGGCGACGTAGCCTTGACAGTGGGGGCAACTGTTTAGTTCAATTTGCCCCCAACGAATACGGTTACTAACTACTTTTTCAAAAACCCCCTTCCCATAATATGTCGCCTCCCCTGTAATTGGCAGTGGTGTAGGCAGTGGTGTAGGCGGTGTTGTAGGTACGGTTGTTGCCGTCATTACGACTAGAAACAAAGTGGTGAGAAACTGTTTCATTAGGTTACTTCAAACAGTCTCGTAGGGCAGACCACTCGGTTTTAGCTTGTTTCTGCAGTTCAATGAGAACATATTGTCTGAGAATTTTCCAGGTTCTTCTACTGCAAGTTTGCGTGTGTATAGCAAACTCTTCAAAAAAATACTGCATGAAATCGTCAACATCGAACACTATGTCAGTGTCCGTCATTGATGGTTGCCAATTAGCCAGAATTTTACCGGCCACAGCTTCGCAAAACTTTGTCCTACTGCTTGTTGTTTTCCATCTCATGAAATAAGTTCCTGTTTGGCGTGTTCTAGCAAACCGTCCCACTCATCTGTGGTTACTTCTAGGAATACTCTCAGTTCCCGGAAAATTTGTTTCTTGAGTGATGTCCACGTTGCCTGACTGCAGTACTCCACATCGTTGGCATATTCTGCTATGTAATAGTCCATCAGACCCTCAAAGTCTACAGATGCAGTTGCGTCTGGATAACGTTCCCTGTTCTCATCTAAGTACGTATTTATCACCCGCCAGGCCTGTATAGCAGCTGTTGCTATTCGCATGCAAAAGGCTTTTCGGTTACCGTACTTTTTCCAAACGAGTTTTTTCATCAAATGGTTCCCAACACATGACAAGTATTTGGATTTCCCGGAACGCTTTTAGGGGCTTCAAAAAGAATGTAGCCACTTATCAGAAGCGAATTGTGCCCCTATTCATAATAACCGAGGCCGCAATAGGCAACCTTTCGGTTTATTCGAGTTTCGCAGAAGTAGATTGAATTGGCCATCTTTTTGCCGGTTTCAGGTGACTGGGAGTCGGCTGGACTCGGCAAGGAATCCACAAGCGGTCTTCGCGTTGTGCGAGATCGTATCGATCCTGGCGTGGATCAGGCTGATAAATCACATCGGCAACTAGTAATGCTTTGAACGAAAATAACGTTGGACTGGGCCCGGAACCATCAAACTGATCAATCACAGGATCTCCGTAATACCCAGTTACCATTATGGCGTGTGGATTGTTGTAAAAGTCATCATCATACGAAGACGTTTTAATCCACAGGGGTGGTTGACGTTTGCAAGACATGGTGCCTCCTGAATGAAAAGTGAATTAGGTTATGGTCTATATTATAGAGGAATTGCGAAGGTAAAAGCAATACGGAAAATTATGTAGACTTTTGCAGGCGATCTTGCATCTTAGGGTTCGGTATCTCAATTTTTGCCCCCTCCACACGGCCTTGGTGGTAGCCGTTTTTGGAAACTCGGTAATTAGTGGGTACACGCATTCGCAAGTTCGGGAAAAAATCTCGCATACTTTTATTCAATACTTCCTGGTTTGTTTTTACCAGGGCGTAACGTGTTTGTGTAAGATCGGTTAGTTGCCTAGCTCGCTGCCTTTCAAGCCGTGTGGCAAGAGCGTCTGCAGCTCCGTTGAAAAATCCGTTAGTCCAACTTGTCTTGTTTTCTGATCCGTAGTATCTTGACCAGTGAAATGCGCATATGTTAGTTATCGATGCACATAGTATGTTAAAAGTAAGTTGGATAATTTTCTGGTTACGGTCTTCTGCAATTACGTAGGCATAACTTTGCTTTCTAATTATGACTATGTTGCCGAAGTTTGCCTGAGCCACTGCTTGGGCTAAGTTTCTGCGCCAGGTAATAAGGTGATTTGTTGGTGCTCCCAGTTGTATCTTAACCTTTGTAAATGCACTTGCTCCAGGAATTGGTTTTGATGCTTCCAACTCTAACTCTGTGATATTGTATTGGAAGCATAATTCCTGAGCCTTCATTGCAAAGGCCTCTGCTTCAGCCATTATCGTTGCACTTTCGGCCATTGCTCGTAACTTTTGAATTTTGCTAATGATTGACATGAACGTTCCTTTCGTGTTGACTAGTAATTACTAACTAGTAACTAGTAATTAGTAACTAGTAACTAGTAATTAGTAACTAGTAACTAGTAATTAGGCTCAGATGATGATATCATTAGGCCCAGATGATGTCGGGGTCATCAGAATCGCGGTTTAGTTTCGGCGTGTGTGGTAGTGTTGTGCGAATTTGTGTCTCCTTAAGTTTGACTAGTAGGTTTTGAGTTTGCTTGCTTGTCGGCAAGGCTGCAATAGCCTTTAGCAAAAGTGAGAGTTCTGCACGGTTAAGTTGTAATTGCATCATTAGGTTCCTTTGGTTCTGGAAGTTCTTGTGGTCCAAAAAGAATTAGGCCGTCTCGCATAGATGGATTTGCATAGCCGATTAGAAAAGTGTCAGTTACCTGATCGGATTCAGTCTCGGTTAAGTTGAATACAGTCTGACGAGCTAGTCTTGGTGAGCTCTCCACTACCACACCGGCGTAAATTGTTTCGGCGTGGTTGATAAGAACTAAATATACATTTCGACGTGGTGGTGCATATGTAGTCATAGTGAATTAAGATGTGAGTGAAATGATTGTCTGCTATATTATAGAGGAAGATTGAAGGACTTTCAAGAGTCACTTTAAATTAAACTATGCAAAGCTATCATTATTCCAGCGTATAGCTTGAAATTTCATAGCAAATTTTTGGTAGAATCGCTTTCATATAAGTTTATCCAGCTTGCGCAATTCCAAGCTAAAATAACGCGTTTTTTAACCGGGCCTCTGAAACTAAAAATATGCGTGTTTTAGCCTGAATTTTTGGTCAGCTCAATTTCTCAACTAAAGTTACGTGATACAGCTAAAACCCCTTATAAAAGAATTTGATATAAAACTTTTAGCTGTATCACGCTAAATTACTTGAGAAAGTGAGCCGACAAAATCGTAAGGTTTGATTTTGCACATCATTCAACCTGAAATTTTGCGCTAAAAAAACGCACATCATTAATTGGCTGTCAGCACATCATTAGCATCATTAGCATCATTAGTCTCGTTTGGTTGGGCGACGGTGCGAATGGGAAGGTGCAGAGTCGCGCGGGACCAAGGGGCGACGGTGTTAGCGCGGGGTGGAGCGGAGGCGAAGGGGCTAGTGCGGGGTGGGCAGGGCGGGGAGTGAAAAAGTCTAATTGAAATTACGTATTGAAATTGACCCAAGTTCTACTTTATAATATAGATAGTGTTTCAAACATCATAGGTCTAAGTAGGAGGTAAATTTGGCAATTCTTTTAGTGTTAGTAGGGATGTGGGGTCTAAAGAGAACGAAGAAGTCGCCTTGGGCTCAATTCTTCTTCTTTCTATGCTTCACAGTAGGAGTGGTAACTTTTCTCAGTCGTGGTTTTTGATTATGCCTAGGAGGCAAAAAATGTATTCTTTGTCCTATGTACGGAACGACAAACTGGTAACCTCTAAATGGGAAACTGAGCAGGAGGCCAATTTGGAGTGGAAACGCGCTCGGCGACGTAAGGGAGTCCAGAAACAGTCCAAAGTTCTTATGCGTCTTAGTGAAGATGAGGTTGAACCTGAACACGTGGTTGACGTGGTTGACGAAGTAGTTGACGTTAAACCTGTTGAACCTGTTGACGACGAAGTAGTTGACGAACAAGAGGTGGAAGTGGTAGAACAGGGCCAAGAGGAACCCCAGCCCCCAGATGGTAGTGGTGATGACAATGTGCCGGTACTTTTACGCATTTCGTCAGCTGCCCGATTTGTCGGCGTAAGGTACCAACAGGTATATCAAGCCGCCACCTCTGGTCGAATTCGTCTTTACATCTCACCCGATGACCAAACAAAACTGGTCTTTCGTGACGATTTGGTCGACTGGATCGAACGACGTCGGGTATACATGAAACGTAAGGCCGAAATCGCCGCCAACTCCGCTCGGTAACCTACGTATCCTAGGAGAAATTCATGCCAGTCTTACAATTCCAACGTGACCAGAAGGTATACAAGAAGGACTTTTCCACATTCCTGGAGGCTTGGGAGTGTGCCCGGGAAATGTTCAAAGTCAAAAAGAGTCCTTTTACCGGAATCCAAATCCTGCGGAATCCGGGCGAAAGTCCATCGGCCATTTCACAACTGGGAACCATTTGGGTTTCGTACGGGGATGCTGCCCGGTACTTGGGCATTAGGTACCAGCAAATTTACCAGGCAGTTGAGGCTGGTCATCTTCAACCGATCATTCAGCGGGGGAAAAAACGTCTTCGACTTGGAGACGTCATCAACTGGCGCGCAATGCGCCGTTAGCAAACCCGTCCACACGGTCGTTTCAACTCCCGGCCGTGTGGACTTCAAAAAGGAGGACGTAATGTCCGTACAACAGAAAGCATTATTCGCATTGTACTGTGCTAAAGAGGCTGTGTCGGACAGCACTTTCAAGGTCGCCGAGAAGGCTATTCTCGACAATGACTTTGAAACGGCCGCCACTGCGTTAGATGCGGCTTCTCAATTGACCTTGGCGGCTGCGGAAACTGCCCGCTGTGCGTACCAAGAAGCGCCGGCTGCGGTTGCTAGTGCGGCCGTCAGAGCCGTTTACCTGGCCATTGAGGGAGACTTCGACCCGTACATTGAGGAGACTTTTGACCGGGCAGAACGTGTAGTCCTAAAGGCTTCACAACGGTAGTTCCAACTAACCAGCGACTTCGTCAGAATAGGAGAGCCTAATGTCAGATCAACCACTACCGATCAATTGGATTATTGACGATGCCAAGACCCAGCTGGAAGGGAGCTTGGAGGAAATACGCCGCCAGTACCGGTTAGTTTACAAGGAACTTCAGGAAGTGACTCGAGACCGTGACGAGTTGCGGGCGACTGTCGAGGAACTTTCGGCCGAAATTCGAGCCGCCCGCGGCTTCATTGTGCTGTAGCGTCATTGAGGGGGAGGGCCGCAGCCTTAGCCCTCCCCGAATCTTCCCCCGTGTGGAGTGCTAGTTAGTCGAAAGGATGGTGCAAGTTGGATACGAAATTTGTGGCGGGTATCACGTACCGAATGCTGAAGGGATATGAGACTATAACCGTGCTGAATGAGACGCAGCTTGTTGAAGTGTACGGTGTGGAGAATGCGGCTCGTGAGATAATGCGGCGTACTCAGGTACGTGCGGGATTGGACTATTTACATAAGACCCAGAAACTTTTTGACCGTTTGGGGAGTCAGGATATTCCGCGGGACTCGAAACGGTTTGAAGATGCGTCCCGGTTGTTTGACGAGTTGTACGAACAGCGGACCAAAGTAATGGATGACGTCATGACTCTTTTGAATATGTGGCGTGATCCGGATCGACCGATTCTTTCGACTGATCCTACCGTGTTATTTTGTCAGATGCAGCTTTTGGCGGCGGCTGATCATTAGTCCATGTTGTCATCAGGCTGCGTATGCGCCTGGGGCCTGGGGGTCGTGACGCCAAAAAGTCTAATTGAAATGTCGGATTGAAAAGACCCCCAGGTCTACGTTATAATATAGGTAGAGGATCGGTATTGGACCGGTTCATATTCTAGGAGGTACAAATGTTCTTCGAAGTCGATGTAGAAGCGCGGGATCGTATGTCGCAGGAGGCTTATGATCAGGGTCTGACGTATGAGGAGTGGGAGGACAAGTTGCGGAAGTCCTTGAATGACTTCATTGCCCTGAAGCGGGGTATGGGATGGTCCGAGAAGGGTTTTCCGGGTAGGCTTTCGTTTGTCATGCAGTATCGTGGAATCGAATGCTACCCCAGGCGTACTTCCGGTACGACCAAATGGCACCTGGTGCTTCGTCGGACTACGTTGCGGGAACAGGAACAGGAAGCGCGGGATTGTGTAGTAGCATTCCGAGAAGAGTTGGGTGATTATGCTGCATTCATCCAGCGAGACGGCGAAGAGGTCGTACGGGCAATAGAGGCTGGGAACAGGATGCTGGGGGATGTTATGAAGCATTCGTCAGAGTATGATGTGTGGTCGGCAGAGGTATCGGGGGCCCTAGACAAGTACGAGGATGACTTACTGGCCCGTGTAGATGCTTTGAGACAGAGTCTTGCTGAGGCGCTGAATAGTGTTCGTAAGGTGCAGAATGACTTGGAGTAGGCAGCATCATTGAATGTTCTTGCCTGGGGCATCATTGAATGTTCTTGCTTGGGACATCATTGACCCATTTTTCCTGGGGCATCATTGAAGGAGAAAAGACGGGACATCATTGACCGCTTTGTTCTGGGACATCATTGACGGAGAAAAGATGGGACATCATTGACCCATTTTTCCCGGGACATCATTGACCCATTTTTCCCGGGACATCATTGACCCATTTTTCCCGGGACTGGGTCGGGACCAGGTTGCGGAGTTGACGAAATCCTGAACGGGAGTTGACGAAGTCCTGAACGGGGGTAAAAATGGGGGGGGACGAAGTAGTCCGTCCCCCCGGGGTCCTTAGTGTACGTATTGTTTACGTCGGAATGTTTCAATCGCGACCCGCCAACGACGGTACGCGATGTCCTCCTTCTCCAGGGCGATGGGGAACTTGGGGTCGTTGTTGAGGTGAAGAGTCTTGGCGGTCTCCCACGCGTTGAGGTATTCCTGACGGAGGTCTTTGATTCGTCGGATTTCCTGATCGGTACTCACTAGTCGTGGTCCTTTCGGATGGTCCCCGGGGGGGGGGAGGAAAAAAAAATAAATGTGGTGGACTGGTGTCCAATAAACACCAGTCCACCTACGAACTACTTACCCAGTAAACTTCGTTGGTCCTTCCACTCCTCTACTTCAGCTAGGAATACACACTTCCGTCCAAAAACGACCGTCGATTTCATCCGACCTCGTTGGACTCGTTGATATACCTGTTGGTACCTGACCCCAAGGTACTTCGCAGCGGATCCGAAGGTGACTACCTTGTCCGGTCCAATGGTCTCGTTGACGTTCTGGACTTCCGGGATTTCCTGGTTCGAACTGGTCATGACAAAACTCCTTAAGGGTTGAAGTGGGTACACCGGGGGATTCCGATGTTTGTTCCACATCTAAATTATACTCCCCTTTGGAGTGAAAATCTCTACGTAATTCGGTGTAGGTTTTTGAACGGTTCTTTTCTGGTAAATCCAACACTAGAAATGGTCTGGGTGATTCGGGCTTTATTCCTAGACATCTAGAAAAAAAATAACGTCCTACAAAATACTAATGTCCTACATAAGAGTCATACTCAAATCGCTGGCAGATGTAAGCAACCCTAGCCTGCGTAATACCGTATTCACGAGCCAATGAAACTTGCGTCTGCCCCGCTTCGTATCTCCGCCGAATTTTCTCCCGTGTGGAAACGCTGAGCTCAACGTTGGGTTCTTTTTTCGGCATATTCAATTCTTTTCGCTTAGCAGCTACTTCAGCAGGGGTTCCTGCGAACATGTGGTTTGGATTTACGCAAGACGGTTCACCACACAGATGCATTAGAATTTGCCCTGGTAAAAGCGGTCCAATGTCGCGCTCGTATGAAACTCGGTTAGCGTAGGCGGGTTTTCCGTTAACTGCTATTTGGCCGTAACCACCAGCTGTTTTTGCCGCCTCCCAAATCCAACAATCAGAATCAGGATCAATCCAAACCTTAGACCAAAAACGCTGCTGCAGCGAACTCATTAAAATCCTCCCCCGTGTGGAATAGTGATTAAACGGTACATTTCCTCTCTAGCTCGTGCATCAGAGAAGAAAATACCGCGCAAGGCGGAAGTAACCGTAGAAGCCCCATGCGCTTTAACGCCTCTGGCCGACATGCACATATGTGTTGCTTGGAGTACCACACCGATTGCCAAAGGCTGAAGAATTTTCTGAATATAATCCGCTGTTTGCGAACCGATGTCTTCTTGGACTTGTGGTCCTGCAGCCATAGCTGTTACCACACGGGCAAATTTAGAAAGACCTAGAAGTTTTCTTTCGGGGATGTAGGCAACATGAGCAGTACCGAAAAAGGGCAGGAAGTGGTGAGCGCAGATTGAGTAGAAAGGAATGTCTCGAACAACAACGATTCCAGGATCTCCAACGTGTCCAGGAACATATTCTTCGATGTCAAAGGCAGTTAGTTTTGGTTCTTTGTCTACACCGTAGAACATTTCTCGGAACATCTTTGTTACGCGGTGTGGAGTGTTGCGTAGGTGAAGACTGTGTTCGGGCGGAAAGCCGATTTCACGCATGAATATAGCAAAAGCCTGTTCAGCGGCATTTTCTAGTGCCATTAGTTAGATACCTCGTTTCTGCCCGTAGAGAAGGGCATGCATTTGTGGACGAATGTAGATCTGGTATTTGTTGGTCCAGTCCTGTTTAAGCAAGTATTCTTGCATTTGTCGAGTGCTTGTCAAGAGGGATTTAACAACTTCCGGTTGTGAGGCGGGTTTGAATACAGTTGTTGGTTGTATGATAACCGGGACGTAGGTGGATATGTTGTGGGTGTGTAGAAGTATCTTAACCAAGTCAATTTCGAGTTGAGATGAAACAACGAACTTGAACTGGATAGGTTCACCCCGAGAAGTGGCAATATCGACCCACTTACGAAGGTTTGGAAAAGTTGTCCGGGTTTTTGCGGCAGGAAGTTTTGGTGCTACGGACCACAGCAGTGGGAAAGGTGGTTGTGTGTTGAGCGTGAATGCGGGAAAAACAATGCCGCTAGTTTCGATCGTTATGTCTCGTACATGAGGCACAGTTAGATCGAGAAACTCACCCAAAGCAGCTGCTGGGTGCTGCATGGGTTCGCCTCCCGTAAGCACAAGACTGTTTATACCGTACTGCAGAAAGGCATCACAAAGTTCTTGTGGTGTATAGGTAGTACCTTGTGCGGCCTTCCAGCTAAATTTGGTGTCGCACCACCGACAACCAACGGTGCAGCCAGCGAGTCGTACAAAAACCGTTGGTTGTCCGACACGCATACCTTCACCTTGGGCAGCTTTGTAGATTTCAATTACGTTCATCTCACTCTCCCCGCTGTGGAATTTCTGCGATGGCCCAGGAATCAGGTGTTTCGTGAAGCAGTATTCGAACAAAGTCGAAAGCAATTTTTCGACCTTGAAGTGCATCATAGATGTGTTCGGCAAAAATGTGTGCTAAGTTCTCTGCAGTAGTGTCCTCACCAATTGGAACACAGCGGGCATGTCGTAAGCCGAATTGTTCAAGCTGTTTTTTGTTGTTTTTGAACAATTGTACCAGCTGGTCGTGCGTGTAAGGTGTTAGGACATGATGATCCCAAAGAATAATTATGCTGTTCATGGCTTCTTTCAGAACCGCAAAGTCAAGGACCATACCGTTGCTAGAATGGCCGGGAGTATCTAGCCGATTTCCTGCAACAGAACATTCCACAATGTAAGTATGACCATGTAAATTGTGGCACTTTCCGTAGTGATTTGGCAGCCAATGAGCGGCATCAAACGATTTGCGTTTCGTGATTATCGTCATCTTGATTCCTTTGCATGTCTTCGCGCCAAGCAGTGAGTTCTTGCAAGGCTGAGGTTAGTAACGTAGTTCCGTTTTCAAGAGCTTCTGTCGAACTGTGCTCTTGTCGGGCTTTAAGCTGTCCGTAGATGAAGATGAGGGCTTCCACGGGGTCAAGAAAGTAAACCTCACCAGCATCAAACTGCTGCCGAAGTTTTTGTTGCGTGGCATAACCTGCAGTACCGTTTTGTTTGATGTATGTGTATAGGTTGTCTACAGGTTGTTTGTCGTCTTTCGGAGCAGCTAACGCCCAGCCCCGCCCTTTGCGACGATTCCAGGTGATAATATCACCCTTATGAATCAGCCGTGGAAGGGGCTGGGTGTTCTTTGAGGTTTTGCGTGTGCGGGGTTTGTTAAGAACGTTTGCTGCTACCCACTTTTGCAAAGCTTCTGGATCAATCATGCGGGGTTTTTCTGAGGCGGTTGGTGCTCCGTCGCGAACCCACTTGTTGATTGCCTGCGGTGTGGTCCCCAGCATTTTTGCGATGGCAGAGACTTTCATTACGTCTGACATAGTCAATTCCTCTCTGTGTTAGAGACTAAGCCAACTTAAGCTGGCACAACTTCTTCTTCTTCTTCAGGTTCGGCAAATTTGGCAATAGTTACTTTGCGACTCTCTGCTTGAAGACGCCGCTCTTCTGCGACTTCTGCGACCCAAGAGGTCAGATAGAAAACCTTGTTGCCGACGCGAAAAGTTTTGTCCGCAAATCCTTCGTGGCTATGCAACAGTTGCCGAGCATATTGGATATGTATACCCAGGGTTTCGGCCGCATCGACCACGGTGGAAGTCAGGCTGAAAAACTCATTCAGAAGTTCGGTAATGCGTGCGGTTTCTGATTCAGACATGTGCTACTCCTTGTGAAGGGTGAAAAAAAGTTAGTGAAAATCTACATCTATATTATAGAGGACTTCTTTGAAAAAATCAACTCGGCAAAAACTGTTTTTGCGAAACTGACTCACAAACTGCCCCAATTTGTTGCTGTGCTAACGTCTACTTTGAAAGGTACGAGGCTCTCTCCAAGTACTTGTTTACTTGCGTTTTGCATTAGTTCCGACAGCTTTTCAGAAACCTGTTCGGCATCTGATTTAGCGCACTCGACGATAATGCTGTCATGGACCATCAAGAGAGCTTTACCAAGACCAGTTTCTTTTAGCCAGTTATGCGCGTTTAGTAGTGCTGTAAGACAGATGTCACTACTTGTGGATTGAATTGGGAAGTTCGCTGCTTGGTTAGCAACAACCGCTTGGTTTACATGTGTGACCAAACCAAAGCGACGAAAACGATGCATCCGCGTTGTAAGAAATCCTTGTGTCACTGCTTGTTGTCGAATTCTACCTATCCAATCAGATACTTCTGGCATACGCTCAAAAAATTCTTGCATTAGCCTTTCAGCTTCGGCAAGATCTATTTGTCTTTCAACAGCAATTGAGTTAGCTGTTCGCCCGTAGACAAGACCGAAGTTAAGCATCTTCGCAATCATGCGATCTTCTTTTACCCAGTTCTCACCAAAAAGCATGATTGTTGTCTCTGTATGCAGGTCTAAACCTTTGCGATAGGCATTTAGTAGGAACGGGTCTTGACTGAGCGTAGCTAAAACACGCATTTCTGCTTGACTGTAGTCTGCGCTTATCAAAACGTTTCCAGGGCTTGCAACAAACATCCCACGAATACGTTTTGCATACTGGTTCTTTGTGGCCCGTGGAATGTTCATTAAATTTGGGCGTGAACTTGCTAAACGACCGGTTACAGATCCATGTAGCATGAAGTCAGTGTGTACACGACCATCTCCTTGCAGTTTATCGTACATAGGAAGTACGTACGTGGACTGAATTTTCTTCAGTTCGCGATATTGAATAAGCGTTTTGATAAACACCAGCGCTTTACTTACTGTCGAATCGGTAAGTTGCTGTAGTTCCAACGCTTCTGCATGTTTGTCTAACGCTTCCCGCGCTGTGGAGCGTGGTCGATTGTTTCTGAAAAGGGTGACTTCTGGCAGATGAAATACGTCGTACAACCAATGCGCCACTTGCTTAAAGCTGCGCGGATTGAACGAATTGTTTTTTGTTAGCTGTTGCAGGGACTTTTCAAGTTGATCTAACTCTGACCCAAATTCAGCCGCTGTGGAATCCAAAATTTCTCTGTCGACAAGTAACCCGTTATCTTCAACTTCGATCAAAGAATTTTCGACTGAAACGAGCCACAGATATAGTTTGGTAATTCCGGCTTCGTTACTGCTCTCAGCACGCGCAAGACGCCATAACAAGTACTCATGCAGGCGTGTGGTATAGCAGACATCTAAACTTAGGTATTTGTGAAGTACTGGCGGAGGTACCAAGGCAAAGCTATCTGACTTTTTCTTGAGATAAGAACGAAGTTCTTGTTCGTAATCACCCAAACCAAGTCTAGTTCGTATCAAGTACTTGAGGCCGTGTTTGCCTCCTCTTTCGTCTAAAACATAGCTTAGAAGCAGCGTATCAGCCGCAATTTTGGGTTGGACTTTGTACTTGTGCAATAGAAACCGTACATCAAACTTTCCGTTGTGGAAAATCCAAGAAATCTTGGGGTCAGAAAATAGTGTCGCTACTTCAGGAGCTTGTAAAGCTTCTCCTGCGATAACAACCGCCTCTGTTGCTGACAAACCCACACCGATGCAAAGAATTTCATCTTTGTATGGGTCAAAACCCGTTGTTTCAATATCACAAGCGTAAAGCATGCTTGTGTTGAGTAGTAGCTTTTCGTGTAGTGCTGTCACATCCTTGGGTTCTTCGATGGTTTGAAAGCTCACATCTGCAGATATTTGTTTGGGATCTTGTAAAGCTGCCCAGTAAGCTGTTTCGATATCAAATACCAAATCAGTAAGTCGGTCTGGTGCTGTTTGGTAAATATACCACGGATCCCAAGAAGGAGTAATTGATGGGCCGTCCGGAATCCAAGATAGAGTGTCCATGTCTTTTGGAAAGACTGCTGGTGGTGCTTTTGAATATGCTTGGTATGCTTTGTAGCCAAGCGTAACTACAGCGCGTGTACTTGGTGGTATTTCGGCTTCTGACGAAACAAATGCAGCACAGTTCGAAATTCCGTGGTAGGTAAAGATACTGCTAAGTACTTGATTACGTATTTTCGAAGGTTTTCCAAGTACTGTAACCAACGGGTCCATGTGTTTATCTCCTTTTTACTAGGCTGTCGGCAATTGCAATGTTAAGTGCTATCATGCCGTTGTCTTGACTAATTGGTACATTGAAGTAGTGCTCTGGCCTCTTAGATTTAGGTTGGTTGCTAAGCAAGTCTAATCTTATTCCATTAAGACCAGCATGAATTGGTAAAGCAGTGTCAAGTGAACGAACCCAAAAGAAACTGCTTGAATATGCGAGGTCCAATACGGATGACCACACGCCTAGGAGGTGTATCTCTTTCTTGCTTTTGACAATGGTATCTAACATGAAATTGTGTATATGTGTCAGTAGCCCATATCTACCCGCATAAGGCCAGATGACATCCATTACTTTGGGTATGTGTATCACGTCAATCCGCGGATTTGCATGCAGTTTTTTGAAACACCTAATCCAATCACTTGGCGTTTTTCCTTGGGCAACTGCAGCGATTTTCACCTCCCGGTGTGGAAGTCCGTTTGCCTCTAAGTGTGTGAGTGCATGGTTTACTAACTTGAGTGTTTGTGCTGCATCGCAAAATGCGTCTGGCAACACTATCTCATGTGCTTGCACTGTCTCAGCCGCTGTGAGCAACTCGATAAGAGGAACAGCTTTGTGTCCGTTCTCCATAAGGCTGTTGTCTAGGATTTTATATCCTTTCACGTTTCGGTAGAAGTTGGCATATACAAGGTCACGTAATACTTGATGGGCTAAGACCATGTGTATTTTACGCGAACTGTTGTATATTTTCAAAAAGGCTGTGGGTGTGATAAGTGCTAGTTGCATTCTTCATTCTCTCGTTTTATGCGAAGCCAGGCTAGATATGCTGCGGCGTAGACAATTATGTCTAACAAAGTGTCTTCAAGAGGTTCATATGTACTTGCTTGGACTTTGTTTACGAGACTTACTGCCCGACGTGCTTTCATCCAAAGTAGGGTTGACCAACTGGCGCCACCATGCGGCATAGCCAGGTAAAATGGAAGCCAGTGATCGTAGTCTTGTCCTTTACGGGCTATCAGTTTATGAGCAGTGTCAAGAATGCCAAGCATTTCGTGTCTATGTTGCTCGTCGTTTGCTGCAAGAATGGATTCATTTCCAATCAAACCTGCGCTAGTCTTAGTTGGCATGGGCTTTCTCCTTCAGTAATTGTAAAGCATATTCACGACCGCCTGGTTGGTATGGGGTTAGATCCTTTACCCCAGCATTGTAAAATGCTTCAATTCGTTCGACACATGTACCGCATTTTCCGCAATGAAGGGCTCCTCCTTCATAACAAGACCATGTATACGGTAAAACTAGGTCCGTAATTTCTGGGTAACCGCGAGTTACTCCGACGATGTCTGTCTTGGACATGTTAGAAAAAGGAGCGGCAAGCACTACAGTGTTTTCTGTTGCTTGACGTATTGCAAGGTCCATAGCGTGAATAAAACTCGGCCGACAGTCCGGATAAACTGCATGATCTCCTGCGTGAACAGCTGTGTAAACGGCCATGGCGTTTATTGAGAGAGCATATCCAACAGCGAGATTGATTAAAATTGCGTTGCGGTTGGGTACGACAGTGGTTTTCATGTTATCTGCATCGTACATCCCATGTGGAACAGGAATTTCAGATGTAAGAGCAGAGCCGCCTAAAATAGTTCGTAGTTGTGGAAGTTCTAGGACAATGTGCGGAATTTTGAGTTTCTGCGTGATAAGCTTTGCCTGCTCTAGTTCACGTACATGTCTTTGGCCGTAGTTAACGCTAAACGCTTCTACATTAAAAGAAGTTTTAGTTCGAAGATACCAAAGTAGAATGGTACTATCTAGGCCGCCGCTAAAAATGACAACTACTTTTCTTTCGTCGCACATAAAGGTATGCTCCTGTGTATGATTGTACAAACATATTGCGCAGAGAAAGTAAGTTCTCTACGCAACATGCATTAGTATGTGGTTTTAGAAGGGAATTTCGTCTGGAACTTCTGGCGTATCATCTGACGTATCATCTGACGTATCTTCAAGCGGCATGACTTTGGCAACATCGTTGCGCATTTGTTTTTGGTATGCTCGCTGTATTACCTGAATCATGCAAGTGAGTCCAATAACGTCGGAAGGATCAAATTCGAGTTCACCTGCAAGTTCTTCGGAAGTGTAGCCCAAGCCTTTCAAAAAGGCATACAGTTTCCAAAGAGCTCCGGGAGTTAGGACAGTGTTGGTGAATACTGAGCGACCTGCAAATTCGTCAGGTGTTTCAACTGTGAAGCGCCACTCAAGCATGGGATTTCCTGCAGAACTTTGTTTGGCTTTGCAGGCAGAGACAGTGGCACCGTAAAAACCTTCGTCAAGAGGTTCATTTTCTGCACTAGTTTGTGTGAAATCAACTGTGATAGGCATTTAAGCTGTTTCCTTTGATTGTGCGCTAGGCGTTCTAAAGCCCAGTAAAAGTGGTATGGTTGGTTCAATTACTTCGTCGGGTAAAAAGCCCCCTCTATTTCGGGCTGTGGGGCATCGCGTGGTTTGTGAGACTGTAAGTATTCGGTGAGGTTTATTCGGTTGTTTGCTACGTCGTCGTGGTGTCTTTACCTCAAGAAACCCTACAATGTCGCAGTAACCAGGTACTTCAAATGCGAGCTTTCCTGCTAGGTCGGGTGTTACGTATTGATAGCCAGTGGCTTCCTCCTGTAAGTTATGTGCTAGAGATGTGAATACAACGTTAAGATGCCTCAGGTTCAAAGCAAATTTTGAAACCAGGTTAAGTATCAGGTTACGTGTAACTCCATAATCTTGTTGTGTTATGACACCATCGGGTTGCTTGTTATCTGCTGCGTGGGTCATTAAAACTTTGCGCTGCAGTTCTGTAAGGTTGTCAATAAAGACTGTTTTGTAGCGGCAGATTTTTGTATTTGCGAGGTATCGAAATACGTTGTTGAAGCTTCCCATAGATGTAATTCGTACAACGTCAAGGTCTGGGGAATCCATTAAATCGTTTAGGGTCAGTTCTCCATTGTCACACATAAGAACTAGGATTGGGGCAGTGTTGGGATTTTCTAGCGCTGTGCGAGCAAGATACGTTTTGCCTGCGCCTGAAAAGCCATAGATAAAAGCTGAGATGGTTTGCATTTCAGCAGTATTTTTTGTGAGTCTTTTGAAGGGTAGTTGTTGTGCGTTCATGAATTCCCTTTGTTAGATAAAGTTTGCGCCATGACTCAATTATAACGGACTTCTTGCAAAATTGCAAGTGGGCAATTTGTTTCGAAAATAAATTGACCGTTACAAATTTCCTTCATGCATTGCTTGTAATACTGCGCTAGTAACAACTGTAGCATCAAAAGATTTTAGCTTTTCTGAGACCAACTTATTAACATATTCGTCTACCGTATTACGCGCAAATAGGATATAAATCGCTGTTTGTCCTTCCTGGCCGATTCGAACGATACGGCCAATAGCTTGTTGAATTTGAAGGCTAGACCACGGTAGGTCTAAAAATACTTCGACGTTAGCGTGTTGTAGATTAACGGCCGTTCCTAACGAGCCGAATGTTGTACACAATACATTTTCAGTTGCTTCAGCCCAATCACGAAAGAGAGTTTCAGGCATGCCTGAAAGATAGAGACGCGAAGTTTTAGGTGCTAGAGCCTCATGCATTGCTTTAGCTGCAGCTCGAAAAGTTGTGTACACAATTACTTTGTCATCCGATAAAGTTTCTTGGATCAATTCGACAGCTGCTTCAATCTTAGATGAAGACACTTCTTCAGGAATATCAAGCATGTTTGGTTCAACTGTAACTTGTCTAGCTCGCAATAGTTTAGTTACTTTTTGACCTAAACCCAAGTCGGTTCCTGTGTCACTAAACAATTCGCTTTTTAGTCCTAGCATCAGTTGTTTATAAACATGTCGATGCTTTTTCGAGAGAATTACGGGTATAGAGATTTTTTGCGGTTCTCGAACGTCTTTCAAAGTATCTTTGCGTAGTCGTCTCAGATAGTGGGGTGCGAGTAGGTCATGTAAAATATGAATTGTTTCGGGATTATGCCCCGAAACTTTCTGCCAATTGTTCCAGCCCGAAGTATGTGTAGCAAAAACACTTACAAAAGACCAAAAACTTGTGAATTTACGCGGTTTTATAAGATTGAGTAGTGACCACATATCAGCAGGACTTTTTTCAACGGGAGTTCCCGTCAAAAAGAAAATGTTTTGAGGCGCACTTGTTTTTATAAGAGTTCGAAGTTCCTTGGTTGTTTTTGCATTACGATTCTTTATCTTATGCGCTTCGTCGCCAATAATACCACGCCAAGGTACGCTAGCAAAGATTGATCCCAAGCTAAGCAAACTTGCCCAGTTAGTAATAACAAAAGTCGCTTTCCCAAACGACGCGGTGTGAATAGCTTGGTTTAGAATGTCTTTGCGTTTTGTAGAATAGTGCAGAGGAATTGTTTTATGTGGTAGATCTGCCCACCAACGATTTATCTCATATTCCCAAGTTGCAATGGAGTTTTTCAGGCATATTACGAGATAGAATGTGGCCTTTTCATCTGATACAGTTTCTTGGAAGTCTTTTCGTAGTGCAACAAGAGATTGTACAGTTTTTCCAAGTCCCTGTTCATCGCAAAGTAATGCAAAATGCTGCAATGAAAGCATTTCCACACCGCCGCATTGGAAAGGGCGTAGTTTAAGGCCTGGGGGTATTGTGGCATCTGTTTCTGTACGCGTTTGAGAAACAAATACTTTATCACGAAGACGCTGTTCTTGCAGAAGCCAAGCCATCGCTGCTTGTGTTGCGCCGCAATCAAAGTCACGCATTAACGTTAGCATTAGTTTTGGCGATGGAGGCGTGTATGGGGATGGAGAGGCAATTACATTTCCATCATAACCAAAACCGGGCACTGAACGTCTAAAGCCGTCAGTTGTTCCTTGTACTGTTAGACGTTGCGGATGTCGTTTGTCAAAAGAAACTACGCGTGGAGGCATGAGCACTTAGTCCTTTACTAAAGTAGGCCATGTTCGAGTTTTTTTGCGCCAGTAGTATACGCCATGACGTACTGCATCAGCGGCATGTCGATTACGTACCCAAAGACCGTTTCTTTTCAAGACAAAGTTTGGGACATTTTCTTTAGCTGTTGCAGGACTTTGAATAATGAAGGGTATCTTTTTCAGAGTACACCACAAACGTATTATTCCAATACGCTCAACTGTTGGAAAGCTATTGCCGATCAAAGCAGACGCGGCAGATAGACGTAGCAAAAATGATTCGCAAATAACTGTTTGGGGCTGAAATTTATTAAGCAATACCCAAAGAATTTCCGAATGTTCTGCAACATTTTTACAGTTAATTACGTCGTAGTCGGTAAGAACTCCTGCATCAAAGAATGCCCACCCCGTGTGGACACCGCCAGGATCGAAAGATAGATACCGCATATACAATTTATCCTTGAATGAATGATGCATTTTGAATGGTAACTGCTCTAGTCGCTATTTGCAGTTTCAAACCACGAGTACAGACGCGGGTTTTAAGTACTGGGTCAGTTTTCAATGTATAACGGCCCCGATAATTTATCTTGAAACCTTTTGCATGTAGACTGTAAAATAGATGCCGCCTGTTTTTCGGTGTAAAGTCATTTTGAATACAAAACTGTTTATAGTTATCGTACAGTGTAGCATTGGGAGTAACAAAAACAACTTCGGTATCCTCACTTAGTGTAAAGTTTGTTTGTACTGCTTCGAACTCGGTTCCAACAAATGCTTGTGGGTGAACTAGACAGTTTTCACATAACCACATATGGACGCTATCTTGTTCGGTACGTTGTTTATCAAGTGTGTCTTGAATAATTTGAGGCATTTTTTGTAGATGCAGAAGGTTGTTTTGTTGGTATTTCACTGCTCCTTCTACGGCCCAGGTAAGAATTCCTTGTAGATGGTGAGGTTTCTTGAGTTCTATTTTCAGGTTTGTGTTATATGTACTTAGTTTACGAACAGGAAATTCTACATAGCGTACACGACGCCAAAATGCGACGTCATCGGGATCTGCTGGGATTGGCCAATTCGACGCAATCCATAGTTTGTATTTTGGTCGGTATCGAAAGAACTGGCCGTACTTAAAAGCGCATAAAATTTCGTCGCCGCCCGTCATGGCATTGATTTGAGTTGCATTAAGTCTACGATACTTTGTTGATTCTCCTACAACGACTAATCGAGCGCTGTGGAGATCTGCCATTTCATGTTTTTGTCGGCTGGCTTTGTCGGATTGAGTTAGTACATCAATGCTAATGCTTCTTGCAAGGTCACCTAGCAATACGTTTAGCGGTTCTAAGAAAGTCCCTTTACCTGATCGTGTAGGTCCGTATATGTAAAAAAGACATTCCTCTCGTGTATCACCAGTTAGTGAATAACCTACCGCTTGCTGTAAAAACTCCCAAAGATCGTCGTTATTGAGATTTTCTCGTGTTGTTGATTCCCAGAGATTTGAGCGAACGTTTGGATCATATGCGACGGATAGGCAGTAGGTGAATCTGTCATCCTTGGTTCTTGGTCTAAGTATACCTTTACGTAGGTCAAGTACGCCGTTTTGTACGTTTAGTTCGAAGGGGTCGTTGTTAAAATCACTTAGGGGATATGTTGTACGTGCGCGGAGTCTTTTTACAACGGATTCCACACGGTTGCTGGTTGCCCAGCTAGCACTGATAATTTTCTTTAAGTTTTGGTTGACTCGCTCACCGCTCACTGCGGCAGTGCGTCGCTGTAGTAAAGTCTCTTCAACAGCTTGTTCGACAAAGCGTACTGCGCGACCGCTGTCATTTGCCCAATGCGTTTTGAAATTGCATAGCCAACCTAATTCTGGCGAATGAATAAAGGTATTGGGATACAGTTTCAATACGCATTGAGCATGTCCTACATCGTCTGCAGGACTTGTCAGTAAAGAATTGAAATTTTCGCCTGTTAGGGGTAATGCTTTGAAGGGACTAATTGCTGTGTCAGGCTTTTCAAGTGTTTCTGCTCCTGAAACATGAATTCGATTTCGAACACGTTCTAATGTGTGGTCAAAGTATGTTTGACCTCTTTCACGAACTTTGCTTCCTACGGGATATAAATCAAAAAATGCTCGGACTAACTTTTCTGACGCACCTCGTTCAAGTAACCATGCCATAACGTGGAAGTCGATTTCAACGTGTTCCACGTGGCTTTTCTGTAAGAAATTCATCTCGCAAGTCTTTTCGAGCATTTGGCAGTATAGAGGTAATAATTGTTAGGTCAGTTTCGTTGTACGCAGCAGTAATTTTTGGCTGCTCAGAGTTTATACGTACAGGTTGATCAGAAACATTTTCCCCGGGTAAAAGTATTGTTTGTATTGTAGAGACGTTTATTGCTGAATAGTCGTTCAAACTCCACACCGGGGGAAGGCCATTTGAAACGGGTACTTGATCTATGAAATGTACAGGCTTACGTTTTTGTTTGTCTTTGTGGTTATGTGTTCCGGGGAAGCGTAAAATGCGGTTGCAGTTTTTTCCTGAGGGGTCAGCTGCTTCAATTGCTCGTGTTAGTTCGTCTAATCTTTCTTCAATGAGCTGTATTCCTACAAGAGGCTTTTCGAGAAACCAGTAGGCATGAAATCCGTTACCTGAATCAATTAAGGCTGATGCAGGACCTAAGAATGTTTCGTAGGTTTTTTCTGTTTTATCAACGTCTACCCACAGCGCGTAAGTGGAGTGTACATTAGATTTGAACCCCGCCATTCCTCGCGCATTTTTGATCTGCCGCAATGCGACACCAAAATAAACGTCTGCATTGTTTTTCTGATCCCAACGCATGGCTAATTCGGTTGCTTCGTCTATTGAATAAGTATATTTGTGAAACAGTGGAAGTCCGTCAACTAGACCTTTCAGTTCTATTGCGGCCGTGTGGTTTGCAAGAATTTGTTCAGGGAACAGGGAATTGAGGAAAAAGGTCAAATTCATGGCGTGTGGAGGCCTCAATAAAGGTAAGTGGAGAATGTGGAAAAGTTCATCCTAATTATAATATAAAAGTTTGTAAAAAGCAAGAGTCAAGATTGAGTTCAGCAAAGCGTTAGCTCAATTTCTCAAGTAATCTTACGTGATACACCTAAAACTCTTTAAAAAGAATTTGTACAAAAAAGTTTCACTGTATCACGTAAGATTACTTGAGAAGTTGAGCAGGTCTAGGCAAAACGTATTTTGCCCGTTGAAAAAGTTTGCGACATAGGTTATAATAAAAATAGCGGATTAGTTTGCTTTAATTGGGGAGAGGACAGGTGGCAGATTTTTGGTCTCAGGTAGTAAAAACTTCTTCATGTTGGCATTGGCAAGGAGCTGTCAATAATAAAGGGTACGGGGTATTTGCGTACGGTGGGCGACAAATGTTTGCTCAACGCGCTGCTTACTTACTTACTGGAAACACTCTTGAACTTGGACAGCATTTGCATCAAGCATGTAATACGCCGGACTGCGTAAATCCCTCTCACATGGTAGTTGGCGCTAAGCCGAAGAAAAAGCCTCACACACAAAACCGTATACGCGGTGAAAAGCATCCCTGGTCGAAGTTAACTTCTGAGACTGTGGTGCAAATACGCCAAGAATATGCTTCTGGAGATACTTCCTACACGCAACTTGCTAAAAAGTATGCCATGTCTGTGTCTGCTTTGGCTGCAATAATCAAACGGCGCTCGTGGAAAGCTGTGTAGTTTTGTTTGGAGAAAGGTGTTTTGTATGGGTGCAAATCGTACAGGTGTAGCTGTCGGAGTTTTTCAAGTTACTGACGCAGAAATTACCGTTGCTCTAATGCAAGCAGGCGGTGTGGTTTCTGAAGCTGCACGTTTACTTTCATACTCAAGTTGGGATTTGAAGAGGCGTATCGACAAAGAGCCCAGTCTTCAAGAAGTGCGTGACAATGCTCGAGAGGGCATGGTTGATGTTGCTGAGAGCATTATGTTTCACAATATCAATGCAATTCGTAAAGCACAGCTTGAAGATGAGTCTGGCAATCTTGTAAGTGATAGTTCTGACGCACGTTGGATTCTTTCCCGTTTGGGTAAGGAACGTGGTTATATTGAGCGCCGGGAAAATTCGGGTCCTGACGGTACTCCGATTCCTATTGCCGTTGTTAAAATGGATTTGGATGAGTTGTAAGTGGCTACACGAGCTGTTGTAGCAAAGTCTTCCAACTCTAAAGGCGGTGTGGGGGTTATTGTACAGGCGTCGCAAAATAGTAAGTTGGGGTTCCAAGCGTATGGAGCAGCAGCTGAATTGTGGCGGTATAAGGGTCATGAAGCAATTCTTTCTGGCCCTTATGAAACAGGTAAGACTTTCAGTGCGTTACAAAAACTAAACGCCTTACTGTGTAAATATCCTTTTACTCGTGCTTTGATGCTGCGACAGACGTACGCTAGTCTAGTTAACAGTGCAGTTATTACGTATGAGCAGAAGGTTCTTGCATATCCACCAGACGATCCTAAGTCAGTAGTTCAGAAGCTGGGTAGAAACCACCCTGAAGCATACTTCTATCCGAATGGTAGTGCTCTAATTTTGGGTGGATTAGACAATCCGGCAAAGTTCCTGTCCGCTGAGTTTGACTATATTTACGTTAACCAAGCAGAAGAACTGTCTTTGAACGACTGGGAGATTATTGTTGGTCGAGCAACAGGTCGTGCTGGTAACGCTCCTTACCCACAGATAATTGCAGATTGCAATCCTGGTCCTCCCTCACACTGGATTCTAAGTCGCGAAAGTTTACGCTTATTTGAATCGCGGCATGAAGATAATCCAGTACTTTACAATCATGAGACAAATGAATGGACTGCTCAAGGCAAACAAACCCTTGAAATTCTTGATGGCTTGACCGGTCTTCGGTACAAGCGAGGTCGTTTAGGGTTATGGGTAGCTGCTGAGGGGCAAGTTTACGAATACGATCCTTCAACGCACTTGGTCGATTGGTTTGAAATTCCCAAATCATGGCCACGTTTTCGTGTAATTGATTTTGGTTACACAAACCCCTTTGTATGTCAGTGGTGGGCAATTGACGATGACGGCCGGATGTACATGTATCGTGAATTATACCATACGCATCGAACTGTTAGGGTACATGCAGAACAAATAACCGAACTTTCTAAAGGTGAAGTGTACCTAGATACTGTCTGTGATCATGATGCTGAGGGACGTGCAACACTTGAGGAACATGAAATTTACTCTGTAGCCGCAAAAAAATCTATTTTAGTGGGTATTGAGTCTGTTGAAGAAAGATTGAAAAATGCTGACGACGGACAGCCGAGAATCTTTTTTTTGCGTAACGCACTTGTAGAACCTGACATATCTTTGATGAATGCTCATAAACCGTATAAAACTGTCGATGAGTTTGGTTCGTATGTGTATCCAAGCAGTCGCAAGGGTAGAGCGTTACAAGAAACGCCTGTCAAACTAAATGATCATGGCATGGACTGCGTCCGTTACGGTGTACAATACCTCGAAGAAAGTAATCAATCACTACTTTTGTGGTAAGGCGTTAACTGACCATGCCTAATGTTTTCTTTGATGGAAAGAAAGCTTCTTCTTTAGATAATTTTCCTGCCGCTGCTTGGGACGATATTACGCCGAAAGCCTCAACGCAGAAAAATCAAAACCGAGAAGATTTTTCAAAAGCAGCGCTATTGCATGACAAAGTTGCTTTTTTATATCGTTGTGTTCAAATTCGTGCGGGCGCAATTACGCGGATTCCTTGGGCTGTTAGGAAGGGTTCACAAGATATTTGGCTAAGTACGGATACAGAGCCACCCCAAGATCTAGCATATTTGAAGTCTTTCGGTCGGTTATTGCGCTTAACAGAAACTGCTATGTGTCTCTCGCCCGAGGCATTCTGGTTCATTGAGCAGAACCGTTCTCGTATTCTGTCTCTTCGTTGGCATGCGCCACAGACAGTAATACCTCAGTGGAGTTCTAAGGCAGGTTTAACTGGGTTTAAGCGTGTTCTTCCTTCTGCAACGGGCGTACGTTCAAGAACGTATGACACATCTGACTATGTCTATTTTGCGTTGCCGAATCCTGGGCATGAAACGATTCCTGGCAGACCTCCGGGACAGACGGTCATAAATGCTGCTTCGGTTTTGCGTAGCGTAGATGTCTTTGCAACAAACTTTTTTGACAGAGGTGCGATTAAAGCAACCCTTTTATCGGTAGAAGGAAACCCCGATAAGAACGAATTGCGAAGGCTGGAGCGTTGGTGGCAACAATTTTTTCAAGGAATAAAATCAGCTTGGAAGACTGTTGCTGTGCGCGCAAACGTTACACCTGTTATTGTAGGTGAGGGAATGGAAAGTCTCTCACAAAATGAATTAACGCACGAAAAGCGGCAGGATATTGCTACAGCGTTGGGGGTACCTCATTCATTAGTTTTTTCTGATGCAGCTAACTATGCAACAGCTACTGTAGACAATCGGCATTTCTATGACAAGACTTTAATTCCGGAAATGCAGTTTCTGACAGATGTTCTAAATGACCAGCTATTCAATCCACACGGCTATAGCATGGTTTTGCGTCCCGACGAAATGTCTATCTTCCAAGAAGAAGAAGCTGATCGTGCGGGTAGCTATGCTTCGTATATTTCGGCAGGCATGCTTCCGTCAATTGCTGCAAGTATTTTGGGCATTGATATGCCGCAAGGTCTTTCGTATAGTTCGTTAGACGAATCTGTTACACAGCCACCGGTGACGCAACCACAAGAACCCCCGGTTGCAAAAGCGATTCCCGCCCTACCCGATTCTCAACGCCGTGTGGAGTTGGGGAAGTTTAGGCGTTGGGCACAGCGGAAAGAGATGCCTGATCCAGAAAGTTTCAAGAGCGTTGTTCTGTCTCGAGCAGATAAAATCGCTGTTTTACGTAAGCTTTATCCTGAAGAAGAGTATCTACCCGCACGGGGAAAAAGTTTTCAAGTTGGTGATCCTGAAATTGATACGCTACTTTTAGAGTATGATGTTGAGTTGCGTCTTCTTTTCAAGGAGGCTGTTGCTGATCATATTAGTAAGCCAGCTTTTGAACAGCGTATGTCTAGCAGTATTCAAAAGTTTTTAGAGAGAGCTTTTTTAACCGGTGTGGGTATTGCGGCTATTGAAGAACTCACGTCTACGATGCAAGCAACGCTAAGTGCGAAACAAAATTTGTCTCATGAAGCAGTTGCAGGTTTAAGTTATGACATTTTTAACTTGGATCGGTACATGGCAACTGATGATGGCCTATCTCGTTTGATGGGTCGCGCACTGATGTGGGAAACTGCGGTTGCTGAGATTTTTAGTTTGGGGTTGTTGCAAAAGCAAAGTCCAACACAAATTCGTTATGAGTGGTTGTTAGGTAACACTACTGATCACTGCTCTGATTGTTTACGTCTTCGCGGACAAGTCCACACGGGTGCGGAATGGTTGGCGAGTGGTTGGCATCCGCAGGGACGAAATCTTGCTTGTCATGGATTTTACTGTGACTGTCGGCTTGTAGAAACTACTGAAGCAGTGCGTGGGAAATTTTAGCATGCCAGTTACAATTATTATTCGTGGGGACAATCGTGTACGTAATAATTTACGGCGCATGGCTTCGAATTTGTTGCCGATGCTAGATCCAGCGCTGAAGGAGTTTACAGAGCAAGTTGCTCAAGACCTAACTGTAAAACCCTATCCGCCAGAACGTGCTCAACAAACATATGTTCGTACGGGTAGGTTGGGGAAAGGTTGGCATGCAACTAAGATTAAGACGGGTGTTCATGCAGTACAAAATGTTACTCGTTCGCGTGCGGGTGTAAACTATCCTCTTTTTGTTATTGGTGATGTACGGGGACGAGTTTCACAGCGTTGGATGTTTCAGGGTAGGTGGTGGACGTTTCGTCAAGAAGTTCAACGTCGTGCACCGAAACTTACAAAAAAGCTTATGGCAGTTATATCCAAAAACTTTAAGAAGTAGGAGATGATAGACAATGCCCTGGAAAATTGCTAAACGTAATGATGAATACTGTGTACTAAAACAAAGTGATGATTCAGTTGTAAAGTGCTTTTCAGCTGAAAAAGCTGCTAAAGACTTTATGGCTGCGTTATATGCCAACACTTCTGATGCTAAGAAAGCGGCCAACTTAGTTTCTCTTAGCGAACGAATGGACAGGGTTTATGCTGCAGTAGATCGTTTTAATGATCCGCCAGAAACATCTTCCATTCCTTCTTCCTACACGAGTGTGGTAGAGGTTTATGCTAACACAGTAATTTTGTCTGAAAATCGCCAGTTTTTTCGAGCAGGATATACAATTGATTCTGAAACGAATGTAGTTACTATTGCAGATCGAAGTACGTGGACCGAAGTTGAGAAAGAGTGGCGTGCAAAAGCCCTTGCGCGCTTGGAAATTGATTATCCAGAAAGTACGCCAAATGCTTTGAAGGCAATCTCCTCTTCTGACGATGAGCTACGTGTTGGCAATTACATTGTACTGTTCGGCGGTCGGGATTTGGAAGGTACTTTAAGTAGACGAAGAAACGGTGATGGTAGTCGCGGTGAATTTTTTACAAAGGCTACGACTTTTGAAAGTACCTATACAGATACTGGCATGCTTTACGTTGATTGGGAACACGGCCAGCAAAACGACGGTCCACGTAAGGAAGATGTTTTAGGCATTGTTGATTGGAAATCGGCGCAAGTTGATGATACCGGTATTTTTGTCGAACGTGTACTAAATCGGCGTTACAAATATGTACAAATTTTGGAACGTTTGATTCGTGCAAATCTTATCGGTTCTAGCAGTCAAGCAGTCACTAGTGATGTAAAAGTTGCGCCGGACGGTGAAATCAAAGCTTGGCCTTTGATGCGTGATACTCTTACCGTATGTCCTATGGACTATCGAATGCTAACTGACAATACCCTACAGGCAGCAAAAGCTCTTGTAGAAAAGTTGCCTGAGTTAGAAAGTCTCTTTTCTAGAGATGCTGTATCTGATGTTGAGACATCTCGATCAAAGGCGGATAACGTATCCGCGACGGATGTAGCAGCAGATAAAGCAAATCGAGAAAAGCAGCTTCAGCTAGAGCTTGAACTAATTGAGCTTGCGTAGTAACCTGTGTAATACAATTATTAGGAGATCAAAATGACTATCGAAGAACTGATTGCTGCTGCAAAAGCCGCAATTCTTGCAGGAGATCTCGAGAAGGCTGAGCAGTTGACAAACCAAGCAAAAGCGTTGAAGGCTGTTCAGGGTCTTGAAGATCCTCCTCCTCCTCAAACGTTGAAATCTGCTGAAATGCAGGAACTGGAAACTCTTCGGACATTCAAAGAAAAGATTGATGCTGAGCCTCCTCAAAAAGCTGCGGATACGCTTGTTGTTGTTGAGGATGAGACGGATAAAAAGGCCGCAAAGCCTTGGAAATCGTTGGGTGAACAGTTGCAGGCAGTATATACAGCAGCGATGACGCCTTATCGTACGGATGAACGTTTGAAAGCTCAGAAGGCTGTTTTGGGTTTGAGCGAAGGTACCCCTGCTGATGGCGGTTTCCTTGTCCAACAAGACTTTGCCGCGGGAATTTTCCAGCTTGCCCACACGGGAGGAGAGATTCTGAGTCGTGTACGTAACATTCCAATCAGTGCCAGTGCTAACGGTCTGAAGATGAATGCTATTGATGAAACGTCTCGTGTAACTGGAAGTCGCTGGGGTGGTATTCAATCGTATTGGGAATCTGAAGGCGGTACTGCTACGGCTACTAAGCCGAAGTTGCGTCAGATTGAAATGGGTTTGAACAAACTGTTTGCTGTGATGTATGCTACAGATGAACTTCTGCAGGATACTACGGCTTTGGGTGCGATTTCGCAGCAAGCAGTGGCAGAGGAAATGATTTGGCAAACTGAAAATGCCATCTTCCGTGGAACAGGTGCTGGCCAACCTCAAGGAGTTTTGAATGCAACAGCCACTATTTCGCAGCCCAAAGAATCTGGACAGGCTGCAGCAACGATTATGGTAAACAACATCACGAAGATGTGGTCTCGAATGTGGGGTCGAAGTCGGCTTAACGCCATTTGGTTTTACAACCAAGACATCGAACCGCAGATGATGGCACTGGAGTTCCCTGTTGGAACTGGTGGTGTTCCTATTTTCCTACCGCCCGGTGGGTTGAGTGATACGCCCTACGGTAAGTTGTTGGGTCGCCCTATGATTCCTGTTGAATATGCTTCAACGCTGGGAACTGTTGGTGACCTGGTTCTTTTCGATCCCAGCCAATATCTCACTATCGACAAGGGCGGTGTAAATGCTCAAGAATCGATGCATGTTCAGTTCTTGACTGATCAAATGACCTATCGCTGGACCTATCGAATTGACGGTCAATTGGCATGGCGTACTGCTTTGACTCCTGCCAACGGAAGCAACACTCTCAGCCCTGTCGTGTCTTTGGCGACTCGCAGCTAATCTAGGAGATAAGACGTAATGAAAACTCGGAAACTTTCTGATGAAATTGCAGTTTCGTTTCCATTCACTGAGACTGATATTGGTGGAACGAATTCTGCTGGAAGTGATGACACTGTGCATTGGGTTTCGATGGCAGAGTTTCAAACCTTAATGTGCGTTGTAGAACTAGGTACCTGGAACGCGGCTGACGATCTCGACACGTGCAAGTTGCAGCAAGCTACTGACTCGTCTGGTACAGGGATCAAAGATCTCACTACGAGTGCTAGCGGTGGTAACTACGACACCGATACACCT